TTTTGAGTGGTGATATTTGCACAGCAAAACAATTTAAACACAAGCCAAAAGAAAGAATGATGGTTAAAGATTTCTTTAAGCGGTGTGCATTTCAATTTCCTCATGTTGTGTATATCATGGGTAATCACGAGCACTATAATTTTGATATTGCTAACACCTACGATAGGTTAAAAGCTGAATTGGCCGATTTGCCAAACATTCATTTGCTTGAGAAAGAAACATGGGAACACAATAGTGTGACCTTTGTTGCTGGTACATTATGGACTGATATGAACAAAGATGATCCATTGACCTTGTGGCATTGCGGCAAAGGTATGAGTGATTTTAGTGTGATTACAAATAGTAATCGTATGGTTCAACACAAGAGAAATGTTTACCATGAGAGTGAGCGAAATGAAGATGGCACTTTAATTGTTAAAGCTGTGGATCATTATCAATCGCCGTCTAAGTGGTCAGTAGAAGATTCTGTGGAAGACCATAAGAAAATGTTAGACTTCATTAACATTGTAACACAAGATAAGACAAAATGTTATGTAGCAGTAACACATCATGCGCCATCACCAATTAGTATTGCTGAGTGTTACAAAGGTGATACACTAATGAATGGTGCCTTTGCATCTGATTTATCCGATTTTATTTTAGATAGACCACAGATTAAATTGTGGACTCACGGTCATATGCACAATGTATCGGATTATATGGTTGGTGACACCAGAGTTGTTTGTAATCCAAGAGGTTATGTGAAGCACGAACAAAGAGCAAAAGACTTTGAATTAAAATATATGGAGATTTAAATGAAAGTATACATGAATGGTTATCCAGACACTTGGTTGTCACCATACACCATTATTGACTATGTGTTCTTTTGGACAAATTGGTCAAAGTGTTCACGCAACAAACAAATTATTGCTGATGAAAAATGGATTGACCATCCTGCATGGGTTGAAAAGGTCGTACCACTATTGAATCCATTTTGTAATGCATTACAAAAGGTTCGTGAGGTAATCAGTCCACAAATTCGTTATGTGAAGATTGACCGATACGATACATGGTCAATGGATCATACCTTGGCTTACATCATTCACCCTATGTTAGTTCAATTAAATGAAACTAAACACGGCGCACCTTATACTGATGATGAAGATGTACCAGAACACCTGCGTAGTCATATGGCAGAACCAAAAGAGAATGAATGGGACACCGATAGTTTGCATTTCATGCGTTGGGATTGGATTCTCAATGAAATGATTTGGGCATTTGAACAAGAACTTAAAGACGATGATGAACACCAATTCTTTGACCATTCTGAATGTGGTGATGAAAAATTCCCATGGAATGAAAATGGTCAATATGTAAGTAAAGTTAAAGTAGACCGTGAAGGTTTAGAAGCACATCAAAAGCGTAAAGCAAACGGCTTTAAGTTATTTGGTAGTTATTACAAAAATTTGTGGGACTAATATGATACCTTATTATTATCTCTGGCAGGCCAAGAAGTCATTGGAAGGTGCCAAGAAAACTATTGAATTGATGGGTGATTCTTCCAATTATATGTTAGAGGCACAGAAAGATATGCTCGAGTTAGAAGTGGAACATTTCCGTGAAACATCAAGAAAGTTTACCGTTTTTCTGTTGACTTTATTGGTATTCTGTGTTAGCCTAGGTTACTCAATTAATAAGGGGTTTATTGATGTTTACAAAATTATTGGATAAAATCAAATCAATTAATGTTGCTGGTTATTTCATTGGCATAATTATTGGTTCATTTATAATTGCTGGTGTTTCTTTCTTTGTGGAGAATCCACCATTACAAGAATATAAAGATGGTATTCAAAACCGTTTAGTTTGGAATATTAAAGGTGAGTGTTACTTTGTAAGACCTGCCACCAATACAGTATATTTAATTCGTGTTCAAGATTGTGATAAAGGAATCAAGTAATGACTAATAAAGATTTTTGCCTAAGTAAAGAGTCCAAAAGGATCCTATCAGGCCTACCTACTGATAAGCGAGGTCATTGGAAGAAGATGTTGATTGAAGCAGAAGTATCCGAAAAACGAGCCAAGATGGCTAAATTAAGTGGGACGAAATCCCAATCAAACCAAGGAGATGAGTGATGGCATTATTTGTTGAAGTTACATCGAAAGAAAAGATGTGTAAAGTTATTATTAATTTGGATCAAATTGTAGAAGTTGCTCCTTTAAAGAGTGGTGGTTGTGATTTGTTCTTTAATGATGCGGCCGCAGTTGGTGGTACCCGTGTTATGAAGGTAGAAGATTCATATACACAGTTCCAACAATTTGCTATGCAGACAGTATCGAGTGAAGATATTGCCGCACGTCTAAAATCTTTAAAGAAAAATATTGCAGTTGACTTGGATATTCCAAAACTATGAGCAAGTTTACATTTATCTGTGAAGATGAACCAATGCCATTTGCTGATGCAATCGTCACCAAAAAAACATTTGAGTTTAATGCTGACTGTTTAGATAGTGTCATTGGTGAATTTGAAACCTTTTTACGTGGTTGTGGTTTTCACCTTGAAGGTAATTTAGAATTTGTAGGTGAACCTCTCGGTAAAAAATATTCAAATGGTCGTGATGACTTGGACATGTATACCGAAAGTATATTTGACAAGAAGTGAACGATTTATTTTATAATGTGTTTGGTTGGATAAGTGACGATTGGAAATCAAATAAACTCCGCTTTGTTGTGGAGTTATTGGCATGGGCAATTAGCATTGGTTGTGCTCTCGCAATGGCTCTTACAGTACCCAACCCACCGTTACTCATATTATATCCAATTTGGATTCTTGGTTGCGCCATGTATGCTTGGGCTGCTTATACTAGGAAATCAGTTGGTATGTTGGCTAACTATCTTCTGCTCGTAACTATTGATATTGTCGGCTTAATGAGAATGTTATAATATATTGGAATAATTATGGTAAAAAAAGCAAAAGTAGTTGGTGAAGTTTCTGAAAACACCAACGAATTAAAAAGTGAGCAAGTACAACTTTACGGCGCCAATTATTTTTGTAGTAGCATCTACTCTTTGATTGAACCAAAGTTTCTTGATACACTAAGAAAAGTATCTAAACTATATCTTGATGAATCAAAGAAAAAAGTTAAACTAGATAAAACTTTTCCTATTGCTCAAGGTGACAATATGTTTACTGATCCAAGGATTAGTGACTTTGTTGGTTTTGTGAGTGGTGCTGCACATCAAGTATTGCTCTCGCAAGGTTACAATGTAACCGGTTTTAAAATGGTATATACTGAAATGTGGGCTCAAGAACACCACACAGGTTCTGGCCACGAAGAACACATTCACGGCATGGGTAATCAAATATCTGGATTTTATTTCCTTGATACCCCAAAAGATGGACCGAGAGTTGTGTTTCATGATCCAAGACCTGCTAAAGTTTATGCCAATTTACCTGAAATGGATATTACTCAAGCAACGATTGCAAGCAACATGATAAACTATACGCCTGAACCTGGTTTGATGATTCTAACTAATTCTTGGTTGCCACACACCATTCAAAGAAATCCAAGTAAACAACCATTAAGATTAATTCATTTTAATTTGGCCATAACAAACGCATGAACAAATATCATATTCGTTTTAACAAATCAAAAGGCCAACCAGGTCGTGGCGGTAAAGACCATGCGTGGCGTGTATTTGAAAATGGTGATGAGTTTATTTTTAAAAATGTAAAGATTAATGTGCCATCACAATCAGAACGATCCGGCAATGAATTTGGTGATGACTGGAATATTGCTTGTGAAGGTTATATGACAATAGATGAAAAAACATCTACTGCAACTATTAATAAGGTGAAGAAGTGAATATATTTTATCTAGATAATGATCCTGTGAAGTGTGCTCAAATGCACGTTGATAAGCACGTTTGCAAAATGGTAATTGAGTATGCTCAGTTGCTTTCCACAACACATCGTGTACTTGACGGTGAAGAATACCGTAGACTTTCTGCCAATAACCGTTCAATCAAGGCATGGCGACTACCTGATGGTCGTGAAGAACGCCTCATGAAGCCTACAATGATGAACCACCCATCCGCCATATGGTTACGCCAATCTGATAAGAACTATGTATGGTTATACAATATGTGGTGCGAACTACTAAAAGAATTCACCTATCGTTATGGCAAAACTCATGCTTGTGCTCGATTAATACCAGACCTTGCGGTACTGCCTACAAATATTCCACATAAACCGTTTACTGGTCCTACACCTGCTATGCCTGATGAATGTAAAGTACCAGGCAATTCATTACAATCTTACCATAACTATTACAATATGAGCAAAGGTCATTTGTGGTCATGGAAAGGTAAGATAAATAGTAGGCCAGTACCAAAATGGTTGATTAATATGAGAATGAAGGATTTGCCAGTATGCCGACCTACACCTTTGTAAATAAAGAAACAAATGAACGTGAAGAACACCGTATGTCCTATACCGTGTTGGACCAATTCAAGGTCGACAATCCCCAACTAGAACAGCATATCTTTCTTGAAAACTTTCCTGTGTACTCCGATGGTAACCGTTTGTCTGTACCAGGTATTGGTAAACCAGAATCGGCGTTTGAGAAGTATGTTATCAACCGTATGAAAGAAACTATTCCTGGTAATACAATGGGTGGTCATAAAACAAAGACACCTAGAGAATGGTAATCAATAATCTTCCTGTTTTACTCACCTACAAAGGAGTCAAATTTGATAACAAAATTGCCCCCGTAGTAAAAGCTCAAAACCTATCCGATAACAATAACAATGGGGATTACAATGAGCAAAAAAAGAGGAATGTCCAAACAACAGCGGCTGTATTACGAATATCAAAACAAGGACAGAGTAAAGCAAGAACTAATTGAATATGTCAAACAAGTAAAAGAGTTTGAAAACCGTAAAGAACCACAATTTAGGTATAGAGAATAAATGATACCCGATATATTATGTGTCAACAATTTCTTTGATGACCCACACAAAATTGTTGAATTGGCCAAAAAACAAAAATATTATCTAACAAAAGATAACCCATCGATGACCAATCCAAAGTTTGGTTATAGTGGTATAAGAACATTACACATTTCTGATATATTAAGTGAAGAATTGTGTTATGAATTAAATAATAAGATAGTATCCAAACTCTTTAAAGACAGCGTACCGTCCAAAATTAAATTACAATCCATATGTTTGTTTCATTGTTTATTTGATACCCATATACCAAATAATTCTTGGGTACACAAAGACACCTCTTTATATTCTGGTTTAATTTATTTAAATGAAAACTTTGTGGATAAATTTAATAATCATGGAACAAAAATATACAGAAATGGTGAAGAAACCAACATTAGTTATGAATTCAATAAAATGATATTGTATCGTGGAGATTATTTTCATTCTCCCAATTTTGGTTTTGGCCAAAGCATTGATGATTGTAGATTAAGCCTTAATTTTTTCATTAATGAAATTAATATTGATATGAAAAATTTGAATCGTGTGAAAGAAAAACATTATGATTACGAAACATGAGTGGTGGTCAACTCCCGTTTGGGAAATAGACACTGGTTTAAACTATCTTTTTAATGATAAATTATTGGAAGAATTGAATGGTACGATACCAAAAAATTCACGCACTAACCTATGGGAATATTCAACTCCGTGCTTGAATATTTTAAAAGATAAAATATTTGAATCTTTGGATAACACGGTAACTGAATACTTTCCAGACTTTTACCCTTACAATCCATGTATTATGTTTGGCTGGATTAATGAAAATCTTAAAGGTGTGGGTAACCCACTACATGACCATGGAGGTTCATTATTAACCTGTACTTACTATGTTAAATCTCCGGCCGATTGTGGTGATTTGTTATTGGTTGACCCTAGAGGTGGTGTAAATTGGGAATGGTTGGAAGATGGTGGTATTCGTGGCATTAAATACAAAAGAGTTAAGCCGAAAGAGGGTAAATTGGTGTTATTTCCGGCATATGTTTTACATGAGGTTGAGAAAAATATGTCGGATGACAAAAGGATTAGTATTACTACAAATATACATAATGGATCAGTATCAAATATTAGTAGATAAATACCTCATTAATTTAAGGAATTGTAAATGACATTACCAGCCTCGGGACCCATAACCATATCCAATATCAATACGGAAATTGGCCAAGCGCCTACTTTTTCCTCATCTTTAAACTTTTTGAATGGGTTATTGAAATCGGCGCCAGCATCTCCTAATATGGCGGCCTTTTACAGTAAGGCATATTATCAAAGCAACAATGAAGGTAATTGTAACAATGGTAATTGCTCTGAATCTGGCGGTCCAAACGGTAATTGTACAAGTAACTGTAATTGTGGGGACACAAATTGTAGCAATTGTTTAATTGCAGGTCCATCAGATTGTTCGAATTGTTCAAATTGTAATGCAATTAATTGTGCAAACTGTGATAGCCAACCATTTTTGCAAAATAATTGTAATTGTGCTTGTTCATATAATTGTACACAAAACGCTCCGTCTTATAATTGCACCACCTCCACCGTAAGTTTTAACTGTGCGTGTGCTTGTTGGATTTGTGCTTGTGCTTGTTGGTAAATAAAAAAGGATTATTATGATATTTGAAATATATGCTGAAAAAAATTCTACTGATGGTAAGAAGTTTTACTATGATAATGTAAATTCAATTTTGAAAGATGAAACTGGTTTTGTTTATGAATATCCAGAAATAAAAAAACCTAATCTAAAAGAAACTGTACCTTTTTCGAAAGAAAATCCACTTAAAAAATCAAAAAATATTGATTTGATTAAAATTCAATTAGGTTTATCTTGCAATTACACCTGTGACTATTGCAGTCAAAGATTTGTTGAAAGGCCACCAGAAACAAGCAAAAAAGATATTGAAGAATTTATGCGTAAACTGGACGCATTAAACATTACTGAAGAATCTGGTTTAAGAGTAGAATTTTGGGGTGGCGAACCATTAGTATATTGGAAAACTTTAAAACCTTTGGCCGAAGCTTTTGCTGAAAGATATAGCCATTGGAAAAAGAAAGTTAATTTCAGTATGGTAACCAATGGATCACTATTAACAAGAGAGATTTGTTCTTGGATCTACTACATGGGATTTAGTGTTGGCATCAGTCACGATGGTCCTGGCCAATATGTTCGTGGTCCTGATCCGTTTGATGACGCTGAGAAGAAAAAGATTATCTTGGAGTTTTATAACATCATGAGGCCACAAGGCAGAATTAGTTTTAATGCCATGTTGAATAATAAAAATATTGACCGTAAAGCAATTTATGATTTCTTTGCTGAGTTGACTGGTGATCCATCAGTTCCAATTGGTGAAGGTGGATTCATTGATGCGTATGATGATGCAGCAGTAAATAATTCATTAATTACATTAGACGAACACTTTAATTACAGAAGAAAATCTTTTGGCGATATTTACGCCTCCCAAGGCAGTATTAATTTTGGTATGGTCTTTACCAAAATTGATAATTTTATTAAAGGCACATTGGCTCATGTTGAAAACAAATATGTTGGCCAAAAGTGTGGTATGGAAGAACCAACAACAGTTGCACTTGATTTAAAAGGTAATATTGTAACTTGTCAGAACGTTTCTATCGTTGAGAATAGTAAGAATGGTGAACCACATTATGGTGGTAATCTAGATGATTATGATAATGTTAGCTTAACATCTGCCACACATTGGATGAATCGTGTGAGTTGTTCGGATTGTCCAGTTCTACATATCTGTAAAGGTTCTTGTATGTATTTGGACGGAAAACATTGGGATGTAACTTGTGATAATGCTTATTCGGATGCCATTAGTTTATTTGCTTTGGCATTAGAAAAAATAACAGGTGGTTATATTCCTGTTACGATTAAAGGTGAAGGTTTACCTTTATCACGCCAAGATATTTTTGGAACAGTATATAAACATGAAGAAAAACCCACAAGAAAAATTATACCAATTAAAGTTGTTGCAGAAAAAATTGGTGAATTGAATGATGTGGAAATTTATGGAAAATCTAGAGTAGAGGTATAAATGTCGGTAACAATAACACCAAATTTACAAGAAAAAATTGATTTTTTTGATAGTATGGTAAATATCACTAGTGTTGAGATTTATAATAATCCAATTGAATACAAACAATTGATTGGTGGTGTTGAGTGTTTTATGTTTAAGTTATTTAAAAATGAACATTTTATTGAATTGGTTATACCAAAAATATTTTGTTCAGAACCTCTTCCACAAGAAGTTATACAAAATAAAAGTCAAATTGATATGTTGATGGAAGGTTATTTTGATAGAAAGTCTTGTACAGATAATGATTGTACATTGTGTATCAATACCGATTATTTGGATTCTTTTTATTATTTAAATCCAGAGACCGATATCATTGAACAAATTCATAAGGCCACAGCCATAACGGAAATTAGTGTGATACAAGCTCAATTGTTGGAAAAAATTAATGAATTTGAGTTTGTGGAAAATATTAAGTTATATAACAATAGTATCTCAAATTATATTGTTATTAATTGTGATATGAAACATTCAAACGATACAAATATCTTTACAAAATATTCAGGTACATTTCCAATTGAAGTTTGTGAAGATGTTGAACAACACCCCAATATAGTTGAAAAAATAAAAGAATATTATAATAATACTATGCCAAAAACTTTAGAAGAACACACCAACATTTTACCACTATGAAATATACAATTATTGGTGGAGGTACGGCAGGATGGTTAACAGCTCTTTATGTTAGACATATTTGTCCAAAAGATGAAGTGGTTGTAGTTGCAAGTAGTGAGATAGGAATATTGGGTGCAGGCGAAGGTACTACACCACAATTCGTTGAACTGATGAACGAAATGAATATTCCAATCTCTGATATCATTAAAAACGCCAAAGGTACATTTAAAAACGGTATTAAATTTACTAATTGGAATGGAGATGGTAGCCATTATTATCACGGGTTTCAAGATTACTTTAAGAATACCGATGAGCGAGCAAATGCCGATTTTAAACCATACTACTTGAATAAGATTTCATCTGGCGATTCATTCAATGATATCAATCTAACATCATATATTTCAGAAAAAAATCAAGTAAAAATACACAAAGAAAATTACGAATCATACGGAGCATATGCGTTACATTTTGATGCCAATCTATTGGCAAAACATTTACAGTCCGTTGGTCTAAAAAGAAATATTAAATTAATTGATGATGAAGTAATTTCTATTAATAATGATTCTGAAGGTTTTATTAAAAGTTTTGATTTAAAATCACAAGGATTAATGACAACCGATTTTGTGTTCGATTGCACAGGATTTAAAAGATTAATTATTGGTCAACATTATGGTTCTAAATGGAAATCATACAAAGAGCATTTACCATTGAACCGAGCACTTCCTTTTTTCATTGATAATGATGGCGAAGAATTGCCACCATATACAGAATCAATTGCAATGAAACATGGATGGGTGTGGAAAATTCCCGTGCAAGGTCGTCATGGGTGTGGTTATGTTTTCGATTCTAATTTTGTTTCAGATGAAGATATTATTAAAGAATTAGAAGAATATTTTGGCCACAAAATAACAAGCCCAAGAGCATTTAATTTTGATCCCGGTTGTTTTGAGGAGGTTTGTGTAAAAAATTGTGTTGCTATGGGTTTAAGTTCGAGCTTTGTTGAACCTCTAGAAGCAACAAGCATATGGGTAACTATTCTAATGTTAAAGAGTTGGGGAAACAACAAAGAAAAAATATTAGAAAAAGACTTAAATATAATTAAAGACTTTAATGATTCTATGAAACGGACAAATTTAGATGTTTTAAATTTTATACACTTCCACTATAAAACAAAGAGAAACGATAGTGAATTTTGGATAAATTTTTCTACAAAAAATAAAATTCTACCATTTATTGAAGATTTAAATTTAATAATAAAAGATAATATAATTGAAAAACACAATTTAACCTATCTAAATGATTTGGAAACAAACAGAATCAATCCAAGCATAAAACATATACCAATGTTTTCAGAAAGTAGTTGGTTACAAGTTGGATCTGGTATAAAGTATTATAGTTCTGAGATGGCTAAAAAAATATTAAACCGAGATTTTAAAGATTTTACAAAAACTGAAAATGATTTGACCGAATTATTTGAGTTAGAAAGTAGTTTTATGTTTCACCATAATGATTATATTGAGGAACTTAAAAATACATAATGATTATTGAAAATGTTTTTGATAGTACAATCGTAAGAATACAATGTCAAAATGAAGAACTTTATCGTAATGAAGATTTAACAAAAAGTGTTGACCACGTTTTGAATATGCCTACGGTGAAAAACAGAAAACGAAATGACAAAGGCGATTCACATAAGGGTAACGGTTTAACTTCTGTTGGTCAGTCATACTTAGATTTAATTCACTTACCTGGTGCTTCAAACTTAACCAATTGGATTACAGAACAATTTCTTTTGGTACACAAACAATTAGGTGTTGACAAAGAAGTAAAATCGGTGTATTATAAAAGAAGTTGGGCAAATAGACTATTTCGTGATGGCCAAGGATTATGCCATAATCATGTTAAACTGGATGAGTATATGTCTGAAATGACCCAATACTCACCAGAGAATTTTAGACCAGATGCCGTTGGAATTTTTTATGTTGATGTACCAGAAGGCAGTTCAGATTTAGTTTTTATACGCAACGGTAAAGCAGATACATATATTCATGAATATGATGAATGTGATAGGTACTATTTAAAACCAAAACAAGGAGAATTAGTAATACATTCACCAGAAGTATATCATGCTGTTAGTGTCCATAATAGTGATTTGCCTCGTAATGTATTTGTATTCGATATAGATTATGTTTAATTATTGTCCACCAAAAGTCCTTGCTGACTTAAAATCTGAAACCTTTCCTGATGGAAAGCGTTACTATACACTAGAAGATGGTACCAAATTACCTTCTGTAACTACTGTGCTTGGTGCCCAAAAGAAACAAGCCATTATGGAGTGGCGTAAGAGAGTTGGTGAAGAAGAAGCCAATCGTGTATCAAAGAAGGCAACTAGTCGTGGTACCAATGTTCACACACTCTGTGAACGATATCTCAATAATGAATCATTGGGTGATATTATGCCTGATGCCAAAGAAATGTTTGTATCATTGAAACCATTACTTAATCGAATCGACAATATTCATTACCAAGAGTGTGCCTTATGGTCCAAACAATTAGAAATGGCAGGTCGTGTAGACTGTATTGGTGAATTCGATGGTGAACTATCTGTAATTGATTTTAAAACATCCAAGAAGATTAAATCAAGCGCAAACATTGAAGATTACTATTGGCAAACAGCTGCATACGCTTTGATGTATGAAGAAATGATTGGTACACCTATAAATAATCTTGTAATTATAATGGCGGTAGAAAATGAACAACCGTTGTTATTTAAACAACGGACACAAGACCATATTCCTGGTTTGGTGAAGGCGATTAAATTTTACAAGGAACAAAGATGAAAAACATTTTGATTGCATTATTATTGGTTACTTCAACAACAGTATTTGCACAGAAACAAAAAGAAGGCGTAACATATACTGCAACCATTACCAGAGTTATTGATGGTGATACTGTGGCATTTCAAGCACTATGGTTACCAGATCCATTAAAGAAAGAATTATCAATTCGTGTATTTGGTGTGGACACTCCAGAAAAAGGCCATCGTGCGCAATGTCCCTCTGAAAATGAAAGAGGTCAAGCGGCCACGGCATTTACCAAAAGCACTATCAATGCAGCCAAAACTCGCCAAGTGGTATTAATGGATTGGGACAAGTATGGTGGTCGTGTCCTAGGTGATGTATTGTTAGATGGTAAATCGTTGCGTTCCATGTTGATCCAACAAGGATATGCACGGGAATACTATGGTGGAGCTAAGGTCGGTTGGTGCCAATAAAACGGTAATAATGCCAACGATGGTTGACATCTAAATAGTTTTATGTTACAATAGTTTCTTATTTCGTTAAAATAAGTGGTGGGTCGGAAAATGAAAGTTAAAGAGTTAATTAAAAATTTATATGAGGCTGAAATTAAGCATGATACGCCATTGATTAAAAAACTATGGTTTAAATTGTTAAAGAAAAGCCTTAAGCATAAACATACCGAAGCGGTAAAGTAATTCGTAGAAGTTGTTTGAACGTTGTTGTGGACGTGGGTGCGATTCCCACCACCTCCACCAAAAGTATATTGACGAACCGAGTTATCGGTAGCAAACACACAATATAGTTGTGGCAATATACTTCTGATGGGGGTGCCTAGATTCGACATGGCAATAATTAGAACAATGGAGAATCGGCAGAGAAGCCGTAAAAACTATTTAAATTAAACGCAAACGATAATAAGTATGCACTTGCTGCCTGATAGGTAAGCGGAGTTTCGCCAGGTGAACTTAGCAACAGAATCACCTGGATAAATAAAACACCAGCAACACACAAACCGCTGGTAATACACATAAACACACACAAGGAGTAACAATATGACACCCTATGAAATTCGCCTAGAATTATTAAAGATGGCGCAAGGTTTAGTATCTGATGAGTATTCATACAACAGAAGCGCTAAACTAGAACAATGGCACACACAGGTCGAGGCAGCAAAGATTGCCGGTTTAGAGTCACCTGATATCCCCGAGTTGCCACCATTCCCCACAGAAACAGACATAGTTAAGAAGGCGGAAGCCCTCAATCTATTCGTTTCTCAAACCCCTCCACAACCTGAAGTTAAAATAAAATCGAAATCAAATTCGTAATTGGAGATGTTCGACCTGGTTCGCCAGGTCGGCCTTAACAAGGAGATATAATGTTTCATCACATTAAACAAGTGCTGGTCGGAATTTTGGCCGCCTCACTACTAATTTCAATACCTTCTATTTCACAAGAAATTAAGGATAATAATATCAAACAAGAAGTCAATGAGGACTTCAACAAACAATTAGACTGCTTAGCTAAAAATATTTACTTTGAGGCAGCCGGAGAATCTTACGAAGGCAAACTGGCAGTAGCACAAGTTACCATCAATCGTGTTAATGATTCTAGATTTCCATCTACCATTTGTGGTGTGGTATATCAAAGAACATTAGGTACCTGCCAATTTAGTTGGACTTGTTTAAAGAATTTGGCAGTAAGAAACAAATACGCTTGGGAAGAATCGGAAATAGTAGCACGCAAAGCATTGACAGAACCAATATTACATGATAAAATAGCAAGCACAAATGCACAATTCTATCATGCAGTATATGTAAATCCTGGTTGGAAAAACCGAGTAGTGGCCAAGATAGGTAACCATGTATTCTATGCAAGAAACTAATAATTGAAAGTATAACATAATGCCTACTAAAGATGAAATAAAACATTTTAGTGATTTGATTGAACAGGTTGCTAAGACAGAAAAATTGACCTTGATGGATGCAATATGCCATCATTGTAAAGAAAGTGGTTTAGAAATCGAGGTGTCTGCCACATTAATCTCTGCCGCATTAAAGGCTAAGATTAAATTGGAAGCACAAGACTTAAATCTACTAAAGAAAACTTCTAAGCTACCAATATGACCGAGAATACCGGTTTTGAAGCATACGCATTATGGAATGCCTTGAAGCTTCATTTTACTTCCGATTCATACAACTACTTTAAATACAGCGGCAAGACCAATGTATCAAAGCAGTCGTTTACCACAAATAAATCCAAATACCAATTCTACAAGTTATCTCGCAAGTATGATTTGGAAGAATTGAAATCATTCTATGTGGCAAACTTCATAGAAGGTAAAGGTGATTGGGTTGGTGAATTACTACAAGATGGTGATGAGAACTATGCCAAGTGGCAAAAACGGCAACAAAGCTTGACTTATACCTTTGAGAATGATATAATGTATTTGTTTGATTTGGTGGATGGTGCTGAATTTGTTAACCGTGATGATATACTAAAGCCCATCGATGGCGGATGGCCAATGATTATCACAAAATTGATGAAGAATCAGGTATCGTTGGAATCAGTTTGTATATTGGTTGATTTGGTGGGTTGTATGCCAAGATGGGAAAAACAAATCACCGAAGATATTATTTGGCCAACACACAAACGATTAATACAAAGATATACACCATTTATACAATACGATAAAGAAAAGTTTTTACATATTTTAAAGAAAAAGATACATGAACAGGCCTAACATTAAATGTGTTTATTTGGACATGGATGGAGTTATTGCTGATTTTGATAAGCGATATAGAGAACTCTATAACATGGCACCAAAAGATGCAGAGAAACACAAACAATTTGATAAGTTTTTTAGTGAGTTTATTGCTACACAACAGTTTGCTAGCCTAGATTTAATGCCAGGCGCAGCAGAAGGTTTGGAATATTTGAGAAAATCCAATGTACTTACTCAGATGCTTACCTCATCGTCAAGCGAAAAACGCCATGATGATGTTTCTAAACAAAAAATGTTGTGGTTGGAAAAACACGGCATTACGTTTTACCCTATTATAGTACCAGGTAAAAGGTTGAAACAGAACTATGCAGAACCAGATTGCATTCTTATTGATGATACTGAAATAAACATCACTCAATGGACAGCAAAAGGTGGTATTGGTATTCTACATAAAGACTGGCACAGTACTATGGCAATATTGCATATGTACATTTGACAAACGCCTAAATACTATGATATACTAGCAGTTGATTATGAGAAGTAATTTGATATATTCCGTTTATACTCCGTTAATACGAAAGGTAATACTATGAGTTTCGCAAATCTAAAACGCCAATCCGGCAACCTCGACAAACTTGCTAAAGCAGTTGAGGCACTCTCCCAAACATCCGAAGGTTCTGAAAAGTCCGATAACTATTGGAAACCAGAAGTTGATAAAGCAGGTAATGGCATGGCCACTATCCGTTTCTTACCAGCATCTGAAGCCGATGGTGAAGATGGTCTGCCTTGGGTTAAAATCTTCTCCCATGGTTTTCAAGGACCTGGTGGTTGGTTAATTGATAATTGTTTGACCACAAAGAATCAACAATGTCCAGTATGTGAACACAATTCTACATTATGGAATTCTGGCATTGAAGCGAATAAAGATGTTGTTCGCAAACAGAAACGTAAGTTAAATTATGTTGCCAATGTGTATATCGTTTCGGATCCTAAACATCCAGAAAATGAAGGCAAAGTGAAATTGTTCCGCTTTGGTAAGAAAATCTTTGATAAGATTACTGAAGCAATGAATCCACAGTTTGAAGATGAATCACCAATCAATCCATTTGATATGTGGAAAGGTGCTAACTTCAAGTTGAAGATTCGTAAGGTAGAAGGTTATCAGAACTATGATAAGTCAGAGTTTGATTCACCAACTGCTCTATTAGATGATGATGCAGCATTAGAGAAAATCTGGAAGTCAGAGTTCTCTTTGAATGAATTGACTGCTGGTAAAGAGTTTAAATCTTATGATGAGTTGAAGCAACGCCTTGACAAAGTTCTTGGTTTGAATGGTGAAGTAGTTGCACCAAAGACAACCGTAGAAACTATTAAAGAGCAAGTTCGTACTGCTCCTAAGTCAGTTGAACCAAAGATTCATGAAGATGATGATGATATGTCTTATTTTGCCAAGTTGGCAGAAGAAGATTAAGTTTTCCCATGTGTGTACGAACCCCGCTACGGCGGGGTTTTTTATTGGTTAAGTCGGTCTAAGATTTTGTTTAAGAATTTTTTGAAGTGTGGGGTCATCAGTACGAACATTTACCGTTGTATCAAGTAGTACGCCTCGGCCTCCAGCACCAACACTATTGACTTTCGTAGAAGCATCTACCACAACATTATGCATACCAGCAAACTCAGCATTTTCTAAATTAACATTTTCATCAATCGCTGATTGTACTCTGCTGGTAATAGGATTGGCTTGTGGTGCCTCGGGTGTTGCGGTTGGAACTGACTGTGATTGACTAGATTCTGGCGAGGTAGACTTAGATATATCTCTACCCATGCTTACCGCACCAATAGCAGTAGATAATGCAGTGCCAACAAATGGTACTATTGCAGCTGCACCTTCAGCAAGTTCTAAACCAGCACCAACAACATCACCTTCTTTTAATCTATCATAAGCGAAGTATCCTGCGGCACCAAGGCCTAATCCAAAAGGAAGTTTTTTAAGTATGGACTTACCGGCGGACTTAGCAGCACCTTTAACACCTGCTTTCTCGGTTTTTTTCTCTATTTCTTTTTCGGTGGCCTTTTCAACTTTTTTACCGTATTCTTTATCTAAAGCTTTTTCTTGTTCTTTGGTAAATTTTTCTGTTCCTTTTTTAGGTTTTTGTACTTCTTTACCTTTTTGGCCAAGTTGACCTATTGCTTTTTCAGCCAGTTTTTTAAGACCTAACATTCCAGCAACAGTAGCTAAACCATTAGTAAGAAATTTGATAGCACCCCAAAGTGCTTCTGCAATAGAAGTTATAACTTTTTCAACCATTGCGGCCACATTTTTAAATATATTACCAATAAAATCTAAAAGGTTAAATCCTTCTTTTTGTTCTTTTATTGGGGTTGCTGTACCACCTCGTTTAGATAAAGCATCCAATAGTTCTTTATGCCATTTTTCTTTTTCTCTATCTTTTTCTTTTTTAAAGTTTTTTTCAATTTTAAGTTTTTTGCTTTCAGCAATGTACTCAGCCTTCATTAGGTTGTATAACCTTGCCAACACATCAGCAACACCATCACCTTTTCTCAGTTTTTGTTTTTGGCCATCTGAAACATTGGTGTATAAAGCCGGTTCAATACTGCTTAGTTTACTACCACTAGTTCTTTCATTAATTTGATTCGCTCGGCCTTGTTTATTTTTCACACCTTTGTTGGCAAAATATTCAATATCTTCTCTTTTGCGGCCAGTTGCACTACCAACTATCGATGACATTGTATTACCCATTAACATTCTAACAATGTTTAAGTAATCAAATTTTTCTTTGAATCCCTTACTTCTGGCGGCCATTTTATCTGATATGGCACCAGTAATCGATTTCATTGCGCCAAATTCTCCACTACTAGCTTTCTCACGAATGAGTTCACCTAATGATTTTTTGTTTACTCTAGAAGCTTGTTGATATGAATTAATGGCCATGTTATGCACCCATAAAAAGTGGTAAATCTAAATCGCTGCCTGTATGTAATACTTGTGTGGAGGGTCCTGCACCCACATTGTTTATTGTTTGGCTAGTATTTAGAACAATGTTGTTTGGTTTGGATGTGCCTTTTAAATCTTTGTTTTGAACTGATTGGTTGTTCAATACGGCACCACTTTGTGGAATTGGTGCTACTGTTGATATAGGTGAGTTGGAAAGAAATAAATCCGCTTCACGGGCTCGTCTGGCTTTTAATACAGGATGAGGCCTGCCTTGTTCGGTAGCAATACCATTTCTAATAATTTCTGAAGCTTTATTTGTATCTCCCGAATCGATTGCGGTTTTCAAACCTTTTAAACCTTTTAAAGATCCTACATTATAGGCGTAACTAGTTAGTGCAGCTTTTTGATTATCATTAAGTTTACTCCAAGTAGAATCACCTAAATCTTTTTTTGCTTGTCCTTCATACTTTGGCATATCCATTTTTAATAATTTTTGTGCCTGCTCTTTAGTAATGATAGTGTCTATTCCTTTATTACCCAAAATTGGAATTTGTTCGTCACCCGCTTGTATAAAACCTTGTTTGTATTCATCATCTTTAATTTGGTGACCATAACCAATTGAAATTTTTCCACCATCAGGATAGGCTTTCTTAGCAAAACCTTCCTCTTTAATAATAAGAGCCATACTACCACCAGCAGCAACTGCACCACCTACTGCTAAACTACCAGCACTAAGTGGTCCAGATTTAGATGCTGATGTGCTTGGTGTTTGAATTGTAGGTGTTTCTTTGGTACTTGTTGCTGGTTTAGTTTCTTCTTTTGGTATTTTATCTACTGTTTCTTTTTTAGGAGAAACCTTAGGTTCTTTTTTAATTTTAATTTTACCTAATTTTGTAGTTTGACTTTTTTTAATTTGTTCAATTAATTGTTTGTGGCGTCTTTCTTCTTCTTCATGTAATTCTTGCTCAAAGTTTTTTTCTAATTCATAATTAAGTTTATTTTTTTCATTATGAGTTTTTACTAAATTAAACAGTTTGCCTGCCACATCGGCTACAGAGTTACCTTTACGGAGACCTTCTCTTTGTCCAGATGTTACCGTGGTGTAAAATGCCGTATCGATACTACCAATTTTTCCACCGGATGATAAAGACATTGAAGATTTTTTATCGCCTAAGAAATACTTCATAGTATCTTTATTGGCACCAAATGTTTTGCCAAGTAAAGATGCGCCTGTTTTACCAACAAGCGATTTAGCGATGTTTAATGGATTGAATTTTTCTTTGATGCCAACTACTTTGGCTTTGAAATTTTCTGATATAGTTTGTTTAAGAGGTTTGCCCTCTATCGCACCATTTCTGATGTTGGCAAGAAAACCTCTTTCTCGTATTTCTTTAAGGCGCTGACGGTCTGTACCAGTAAGTGGTCGCTTTTGTGCAATTAAAGCATCCACTTCTTGAAGTTCTTGTAATAGTTCTTCGCTACTCTTTTTCATTTACCTTTTTGTCTTTGCTTAATTTTTTCGTTTTCTTGTTCAATATATTGTATAAGCATAGTAACGTAAATATCTCTTTCCCACGGAATCATATTTTCAAGTTCCGTAAGACTATATTTGTGGTGTTGCATCAAACTAAAATTAGTAGTGTAGTAATTCTTCAGATTGTCATAACGAAATGTTAGTCGAAAAAACTGTCTAAGCCTTCGACTTCAATGGAATGGTCATAACCACACTTGCCACACTTCATTTCAATCTTTTTGTTTAACTTTGGCAAATTCTCAAAAAATTGTTCAATCTGTGCAAACTGTTCCTGATTCAATGATTCCAAAAAATCATTCAATTCTTTTTTGGTACTCTCTTTGGCATAATAGTATTGTTGGCCATCATAGATATGTTCGATACTATTAATAATCATATCAAATGCCATATCAGTTACATTATTGGTTTTTGCAACCGATTCCAACACAGAGAACTCTGGATACTTTAATTTGATACTAATTGTGTTGGTTAAATTAATAATCTCTTTTGTGGCCCCCATCTCAACTTGAATATCCAAAAGATTAATTTTGGTTTTCATAGAATTACCACATGGTGTTGGGTCTGTGCGATCCTCTAATTGAACCATGTTCTCACAACGATAGTTGCTTTCTACAATTTCACCAACAGAACGGGCTCTCAAATTTAAGAAATAAAACTCAACATCAATAATTGGTAACGAATCAATATCAACATTTTCAGTCAAAGTACAATTGTGTAACACTTGACGAATATTTTTTTCAATAGTTTGTCTATCGTCTGATTCCAAAGCCATCATTAAGTTACGTTGTTCTTTAACCAAAAACGGTCTAAATCGAATGTGTTTCTTGGATAATGGTAAATCTATTTCATACACTGGTGCATCAATTTTTGGTAAAGCCATTTTATTTTCACTCCATATTAAAAATTAATCAAAATCTCTGTTAGCTTGGCTGCCATTCAAACTATTTCTATCTCTAAAAACATTTGTCAAATCAGCTCTATTTGGAATTTGTGTTGTAAAATCATTAACTCCGGCAGCAATTTCCGATGTAATAGATTGTAACAAACTGGAACCCAATGCTTGAATTGAATTGTTTTGCCAGTATGTGTAAGCAAACACCACGGTTAATTTATGGTACGCATCTGATGACCAATCCAAATCTAATTGATTTACTGAAATAGGAAATGCATCAATCAAATTAACAGAATATATTTTTTTATTCTGCTGGTCGTACTGATTAACTTGTAGTGTTGATATGTAATCTGATTTGTATCTAAAGTCAAACTTGTAAGACGGATTGATATATTCCATCCAAGCATCAAAGAATAACTTTTCTTCCATACTTTCTGAAACAATGAATGTCATGGTGATATCATTGTATTGAGATTGATATGGATGTTTTTCGGTTGGATTGGTACCAAACTTTTGTTCCGTTGTGGCAAATGTTCTACTTGGTAATTCGGTAGATTCACAGCGCAATGATAAAGTTCTGCCAGTATTTCGGTAAGGAAACAAAGTTAGTGGTACGGGAATGTTTACATCAAACCGATTGGGTTTGGCCAAATCTTTTACAAAACTGGCACGAAAATCGTTTAAGCTACTAGGCATTAACTTTTCCTTATTTCATTTACTGATTCTTGCCATACTTTCTGTGGTTTAGCACCTTTAAACAGTTGAGTAGGTAAGAAAATTGCCACTTCCCACTCTTGTGGTTCAATGGTAAGTATTTTTGACCTTATTTGGCTAAATAAGTATCTTTTAATACACGGCCTAAACTCTCTAAACCGTCTGGAGGCCGTCAATATATCATAGGTGATGCGTAACCTTGCTGGATTATCTTCATCGTCTAGGATGGCGTAATTTAACAGTTTGTCTAAAAATGCCACTCTGTACTTAATTGGTAAATAATGTAGGTTTAATCCTAAAAATCCATCATCATATTTTTCCAATATTAATACCAAAGGAAAACGGTCATAATAAGGCATATCTGCCTTACCTTTTGGATCGTAAAAAAATTGGTATAATCTACCTTTAAATAATCTTCTAGTTTGTCTAAACCTTTCATTAGCAATAGTTCTTGGAATTAATGAAGGATTTCGTAATTCATTAATTTTTTTCAAGAGCCATTGATATGATTCTCTGGACATCTTTTGCATTTGAGCTGCAGATAGTTGTTGTGTGAGCAGTGTAAGTTTAGAGGCCATAACGTTATTTAGTTGATTCCTAGGTGATGTTCAGTAAGAATTTTAAACTCCCAACCACGGTCAGCACAGAATTCTTCAGCCGCCTTCCATTTGGCTTGGTTCACCCCCCACGCCACCACTTCGTTTATGTATTGTTTAGTGATACGTTTTTTTTGTTGTGGTTCTTTGGTTTGTTTGTCTGGTTTAACTTCAATCATCATTGTTTTGAATTTATTGTCTTTGGTTCTTACTTTAGCAATAAAGTCTGGAAAGTAACGGTGCCATTTGCCATCAACAGGAGATTTGTAAGGAACAATGAGTTCTTCTGATTGCCATGATATAACATCGGAATTACGGTCAAGCCAATCCATCACCTTTACTTCCCATGAAGAACGGTAGATGATGTTGGTGTGGTCTCCAACATATTTTTGAGGGTATTTTGGTGTGAATCGTCCTGAATAAGCCATATAAATACTATGTATATTTCAATTTAAAGAGTTAATCAATGGCCGTAATCTCCATACCAACATCAGTCGCTGGCGTTTCTCTACCTGGCCCCCTAGGTCAAATTGCTAAAGGTCCACTTGCCGCTTTGTATGGTGGCAAAGGAGTACAAACCTTAAAGTATCCTTCTGACCTTGCTACTGATGCCACTAAAAATCATTATGTACAATTTTCAATTAAAGAAGTTATACCCGCTGGGTATTCAACAACAGGACCAACAACTCCTGGCCAAAGCATCAATCTTAATGGTATTGCTCAGGCAACAGGAGCTATTGGTGAAGCAATAAGTAATGGAATTAAAAGTGCCGCTAGTGGTTCTTCTGAAACTACACAAGAATTAATTGGACGAGCCACAGAGGGAGTTGGTGATGGTTATAAAAAGATTGGTGAATATATTCCCACCTCATTACAAATTTCACCCACAACAACACAAGCGAAAGCATATATTTCTTTATATATGCCAGATACATTAATGGCACAGTATTCAGCCGACTGGCAAGAAATGAGTTTAGGTGATATGGGCACAGGAATATCTACATTAAGGATGATTGACCAATTAGCCACTAATGCAGGACAACAAGGAACTTTTACCTCTGGAGATTTAGGAAAAAGTTTAGGTAATTTAGCATCAACAGATCCAGCAGTTACAGCAACAGTTGCAAACTTATTGGGTGCGAGTGGTATTGGTAGTAATTTAATTGATGCTAAAGTGATTGGTGACGTTATATTAAAAGGCCAAGGTTATGCAATTAACCCACAATTGCAGATGATTTTTAGAGGTGTTGGTTTTCGTAGTTTTCAATTATCTTTTATGTTTACTCCAAAATCTTTGGAAGAATCTACTGAAGTTAACGATATTATTAAAACATTTAAATATCATTTTTCGCCTGGATTTGAAGCCGGCAAAACCGATTCAACACAAAGTATGTTTTTGACTTCGCCTTCAATATTTAATGTACAATTCAAAATTGGCCAAAACGAAAATCAGTATACACCAAAATATGGTGATTGTGTTTTAACTGATATTGACGTTAATTATGCACCAAATGGTTTTGCTGTACATGAAAACGGTGCGCCAGTACAAACAACACTCAATTTAACATTTAAAGAAATTGTTATTGTTGATAGAGATAAAATTGCTAAAGGAACTTTAAGATAATGTTATATTTTAATACCTTACCAAAAATTCTAACTAACGACAATAAAAATAATGCTATTGTTTTAACTAATCTTTTGGCAAGAGCGGAACTTGTACAAAATTTAATGACAAACCCTCTAATGTTTTATGAATATAATATACAAGATGGTGATACACCAGACATTGTTGCTTCCAAATATTATGGCGATTCATACCGCTATTGGTTGGTTTTGTTTTCAAATCAAATATTAGATCCACAATGGGATTGGCCACTATCTTCTCAACAGTTTACATTATATTTAAACAATAAGTATTCTGCTGCAGCCAATGCCAATACCGTTTTGGCATACACATCTTCAACAGTATATGAATATCGTAAAATTATTACGACAACTGATGAAACATCATTGACAACAACATCAAAGACTTATATAATTGATGAACCGTCATATTTAGCAACATTGCCTTCAACAAAAACAGTAACATTTTCTAATGGTACATCAGCAAAAGAAACGATTACAAAAGAGGCTGTTAACATATATGATTGGGAAGTTGAACAAAATGAATCAAAAAGAACTATTAAATTAATAAATGCAATTTATGCACCGCAATTTGAAAGTCAACTTAAATCATTAATGGGTACATAAAGTGGCGGACATATCTTCTTCAGCACCAACGCCAGCTGGTGTATCTTATCCAAAAGACTATGCGTTAATAAATCTTACCTTACTATCAGCATCCAATAGTATGGACATGAAAAATTTATTGACCGAATTATCATATCAAGAAGATTTGTTTAATAATACAGCGTCAGGTTATCTGATGGTTGTTGATTCTATGGGTTACATTGAAACATTAAACCTTACCGGTAATGAATATCTGCGGATGACATTTGGTAAAACCAATCAAAATTCTAACTGGATTGATAAAATATTCCGTGTTTATAAAGTAGACAAAAGGCGACCAGAAGGTAAAGGCGATACAGAATCTTATTCTTTGTATTTTTGTTCTGAAGAAATGTTATTGTCTGAACAATATAAAGTAAGTAAATCATATCGTGCCAAATCTATTTCAGATAATGTTATTGATATTTTAGAAAATTATTTAAAAGTACCAAACAAAAAAATTGCTCAAATTGATTCAACCTATGGCATATATGATTTTGTTATACCAACAATAAAACCATTTGATGCAATTAATTATATGGCGGGGTATGCCAGACCACAACCAGACAAACCTGGTGCTGATATGTTGTTTTATGAAAATAAGTTTGGTTTTAATTTTAGGTCAATTCAATCTATGATGAAAGAACCTGTTTTTTATAATTACAGTTATGATCCAAAAAATATAGATAATGCCACATATGATTTAAATAAACGAATACATAATGTTACGACATATGAAATTTTAAATTCTTACGATTCATTGGGAGCAATTAATTCTGGTATATTTGCCAATAAATTAATATCTGTGGATCCAGTCACAAGACGTTATAAAGAAACTAACTTTGATTATGCTGGTTATATTCAGGAAGCCACGATGTTAAACGAACATCCAATCACCAATACATTTAAAAATAGATTTGGTGAAGGAGTTAACCAAACTCCAGAAGCAGTAACAAAATTAATATTCTCAAATTTTGAACAAAATTTAGTACCTTACATTGCTGAGCAAGGACCTGATTCTGTTGGTAAAGACATTTATGCTGAAACTTACATACCATATAGAACAGCACAGTTAGCATTGGCAAATTATACAAGAGTTAAAATTTCTGTACCTGGAGATCCTGGTCTTACTATTGGTACAAACCTTAACTTGTCTTTATTATCTAAAAATCCTAACAACAAAGAACCTGATCCGTTTTATTCAGGAAAATATTTAATTACAGCAGTTCGTCACATGATTACAATGAATGAATACAAAACTGTGCTTGAAATTACAAAAGAAAGCACAACTAAACAATATGCTTCACCAGATAACAATTCTGCTCTGTGGCAGAATACGGTTAAAGGAATT